TATGAACAGCCGCAGGAAGCTGGTTACGATCCCCGCACCGTGCAGTTGGAAATTCATCGGCAGGCCCAGGAACTTGCCAAACATCAGGCTTGGAAAGACACGACAGATAAAATTTGGAATGACGGCCTTTCCAAGTATGGCGACTGGGCTCCGCAGCTTAATAATATGGCGCAGCTTTTAGGCGGCATTCCTACCACTTTAACAGAAGCCGCCATTGAAACCGGAAATCCGCAGGAAGTGCTTTATCATCTGGCAAAGAACCCGGATGAGGCGGCGCGGATTGCGATGCTTCCGCCGACAAGGCAGGCTGTGGCGGTGGCAAAGGTTGCGAGTGGGTTGAACTCACCGAAGCGTGTAAGTTCGGCTCCTCCTCCCATTACTCCAAAGGTGCAAGGTATCGGCAGCGCCCCGGCGACACTTGACGATCCTAACATATCTATGGAAGAATGGGCGAGATTACGCAACGAGCAATCTGCTCGTCGTAGAAGGTAGGCGGAACCACCTTACGGTTCCCCCTCTCTGACTGTGGGGTAAACAGTCTGGGCTGGCCCGATAAAGTGACGGACGCGGGCACCGTCGAAACGCAGGGGACTCCCCCGTTGCTTTTTGGCACTCATGGCGCGTCCGCGCTTTAACAAAAGGTCAGTAAAATGTCTAACTCACTCTTAACAATTAACATGATTACCCGTGAGGCCGTTCGCCTCTGGGTCAACACCAACTCGTTCCTGCAGCATATCGACACGCAGTATGACGATCAGTTCGCCATTACCGGCGCGAAGATCGGCCAGAGCCTGCGTATCCGCCTGCCGAACGATTATACCGTTCGCACGGGTCCGGTTGCGCAGATTCAGGATACGGCGGAACAGTCCACCACCCTGACGCTGGCGACCCAGAAGGGCGTTGACGTGTCGTTCAATTCTGCTGAACGCACGATGAGCTTGGACGATTACTCCAAGCGCATTCTTGCTCCGGCGGTCAACAATCTGGTGGGCGCGGTTGCGGCGGACGTTATGTCTGGCGTTGAAGGCGGCGTTTCTAACCTCGTTGGTAACTTTGACGCTGCGGGCAATCTGCTTCGTCCGACGCTCGACACTTGGCTGCAGGCTAAGGCGCTGCTGTCCTTGCGTTCGGCCCCCACCGATAACCGTAAGTTCATTCTGGACCCGGTTTCGATGGCCCGCACGGTGCAGAGCCTGTCCGGCTTGCTGAACCCCGCGACGGAAATCTCTGAGCAGTATCGCAAGGGTGAAGTTTATAACGCGATTGGCTTCGACTGGTTCGAGGATCAGACTGTCATCAAGCACACGACTGGCACGTATGTTGTTGGCGTCTCCCCGACCGTCAACGGCGCGAACCAGACCGGCACCAGCATTAACGTGACGATTGGCGCGTCCTCCTTCACGGTTGGCGACATCATCACTTTTGCTGGCGTGAACGCGGTCAACCGCATCACCAAGGTTACGACTGGTGAACTGCAGCAGTTCGTTGTTACGAGCTACGCTGGCGGTGTCCTCGGCATTTATCCCGCGATTGTGCCGCCGTCCGGTGGTTCGACGGTTCAGTATCAGACGGTTACGGCTTCGCCCGCCAACGGCGCTGCCATTAACAGCCTGACGCTGACGGGCCAGGTTTATCGTAAGAACATCGCGTTCATCCCCGATGCGGTTACGATGGCGACTGCCGATCTGGAAATGCCGAAGAACATGCAGGAAGTTGCGCGTGAGCGTATGGACGGCGTGTCTCTCCGTATGGTGACGGGCTTCGACATTAAGTCGGATCAGTTCATCACCCGTCTGGACGTTCTTTACGGTTATCTCTGGGTTCGCCCGGAATGGGCCGTGGTCGTCGCGGACATTATCTAATCCCAAAGGGAGGGGCAGAAATGCCCCTCTCATCTTTAAGGAGCGAGTAAAATGGCTAAAGCAAAACAGCAGTATCTGGGCGTTTATGAAAACATGGATTTTCCAGATTATAAATTTATGGAATATCCGAAAGTCGTCGGCTATCGGGATGACAAAAAGAACATTCCAATTATCGTAGCTGATGCTCGGGAAGAAGTTGAATTTATCACCACAGGTTCGCCGGGGGCGCATATTTCGCGTGAAGATGAACTTCAGGCTGAACTTGAGCGTAAAGCTGTAGAATTAGAAGCTGCAAAAAAACAGCTTGCAGAACTCAAAGCTGGGCAGGAAAAAGCGAAAGCCAGTATTCTGCCGACGCCTGCTAAGAAAGAGGGTTAATAAATGGCAACGACTGCCAATGACATCATAACTCTTGCGCTCAAAGACGCAGGTATTCTCGGTGTCGGGCAGTCGATGCTCCCCGAGGATTACAATGACGCACTGACGCGCATGAACATGATGATTGCACAGTGGCGTGTGAAACGCTGGCTTGTGTGGCATCTTGTGGACAAGAGCGTAGTGTCAACGGGGGCGCAAAGTTATACTGTCGGTCCCGGCGGTGATATTGATGTGTCGTGGAGGCCAGATAAACTGGAAAGCGCGTTTTTCAGAATGTTGCCGGGAGCAAACGGCACACAGTCTGTAGACTATCCGCTTCAGATTTTGTTCTCTTATGAGGACTATGCGAGGATCACGCTGAAAAGCCTCGTGTCGTTTTCACAGTGTATCTTTTATGACTCCGGTTATCCGCTAGGTAAAATTTATCCATGGCCGATCCCGCAGGCAAACCTTTACTCCGTTCACATCATTCTGAAAGAAGTGCTGAGTGAGTTTGCGGATTTAACGTCCACGTTCGATTTTCCCCCGGAATATCTGGCTGCATTGCACTACAATATGGTTGTGCGTTTGCGAGCGGCTTACAGAATGCCGGAGGACCCTGGGTTTAACGGCCTTGCGGCAGACGCTATGCAAACGCTGCGCAGCGCCAATGCTCAAATTCCGTCCCTTGTAATGCCGGATAATCTGGTCCGTCCGGGCGTTTACAACATCTACTCTGACCAGACGAGGTAATGACATGGCGACTCCCCAGAGACTTCAGGCTGGCCAGCGTTTGGCTGATAATGATGCGCTTAATACTATTCTCGCTACTCCTCAGTGGGAGACTAAGTATAATATCACTGCTTTGGCTGGAGGAACACTTACGGCGAATACGCCGGTTCTGACGCTGGGTTCAAACCACGTTGGCACGGCTGCGTCAAGCGGTGACAGCGTTGTGCTTCCGAGTGCGGTTGCTGGTAGCGTTGTATTTCTGGCGAATGCCGGTGCGAACCCTGTGCAGGTTTTCGGCAAAGGTTCGGACACGATCAACGGCACGGCGGGCGCGACTGGTATCAGTGTGGCAAATGCAAAACGCATTTTATTCGTCGCTGTAACCAATAATGTTTGGTTCTCGCTTCTGACTGCCTAAAACTTATAGGTGTAAAGTGCCTCAGATTCAGTTAGTTCAAGGTGCATATGAAGCGCGGAGCGTGATTGCTAACGCCCAGCGTTGCATAAACTTATACCCTGAACTAAATACGAAGGATGCTGAGGTTCCTTACACGCATTATTGCACTCCAGGGCTGACGACTTTAGCGCAAGGAAATGTTGCTGAAGTTCGTCAGCTTTATACTGCATCGAACGGGCTGCTTTTTGCGGTCATCGGTGATACGGTTTATTATGTGCCGGATAGTTTTGTGTTGCAGCCGCTGGGCAATATCGCGACACAAAATGGTCAGGTTAGCATGTATGATAATAAGATCACGCTGATTATTTTGGATGGATCGCTTTTTGGCTGGAGCGTTGATTTAACGACTTTGGCGTTTGCGCCTTTTAGCCCAGCAGAGTTTTTAGGCGGCAATCAGATTAGATATATTGATACGTTTCTGGTGTCGAGCAGTCAAGATGGAAAAATTCAATCGAGCAATTCTGGGCTCGAAACGTATCCGGCTTTGGGTTACGCGACGATTTCTGGAGACGCCGATCAACTGCAAATTATTGATGTCGTGCATAAGGAAATCTGGGCTTTCGGTCGAAGGACGACAGAAGTTTGGAGCAATGTCGGGACGTATCCGTTTCCTTTTGCTCCGATCCCCGGTGTGTTTTTGCAGCACGGAATTGCCGCACAGCGTTCGCTGGCAAAATGGGGCTTGAATATTTTCTTCTTGTCGCAGGACAATAACGGCGAAGCCTTGGTGATGATGGGCACGGCTTATAAAGCTGACATTATTTCTACTCCTGCGATTAGTGATGCGATTGGAAAGTATGAAGTTATCAGCGATGCGATTGGTTTCACCTATCAGCAGGGCTCGCATATTTTCTATGTTCTGACTTTCCCAACTGCCGATGCGACGTGGGTTTACGATTTATCCACACAGCTTTGGCATGAACGGGCGTGGCTGGACTCGAACGGCGCGATGCACCGGCATCGTGCGAATTGCGTTGCATTTGCCTACGGCAAAACGATTTGTGGTGACTGGCAAAACGGAAAACTCTATAACTGGGATTTGAATGTTTATACAGACGACGGCGCTCCGATTGTTAAATTGCGGTCTTTCCCGCATCTGGTAAGCAGTCTTGATCGTATTAGCTATAAACAATTCACGGCCGATATTGAAGTTGGCACGGAACCTGATCCTGAAATCGACCCGACGCTTTCACTTCGCTGGAGTGATGATCGTGGCGTAAGTTTCGGAAACGCTGTGTTCCAAACTTTGGGAAAAACTGGTTCGTATAAAACAATCCCGACTTGGAATAGACTGGGTTTTGCCCGCGACCGTGTTTTTGAGTTGTCATGGACGGCTGCTGCGGCGACAGCGTTGAACGGCGCGTTCATTGATGTTGAGAAGATGGAAACATGATCCGCGCTCTTGTTCCGAACTCCCTCAAGAATTTAATTCAGCCTGATGGGTCAATTTCCCGTCAGTTGCAGTTGCTTCTTTCCGCACTTGTTCAAAACACTGTGCCGACGACGCAAGATGCAACCACTGGAGCGCCCTTGGCGGGGGCGGTTTTGCTTCCCGACGCTGCGCAAATTCCGAACGGCTGGGCACAGATCGACACGCTTGTGATAGGTGCTAACACCTACAAAGTAATCACGCTGGTTTAGGAGAGTATTATGGACCCCGTAACTATGGGACTTATGATGGGAGGCGGGCAGCTTCTCTCTGGCATCGGCGGAATGTTCAGCGGCCAAACTCAGGCTGGGGCGAATCGGGCTGCAGGGCAGATGGGCTTGCTCGGCTCGATACTTGCTGGGCAGGCGGCGGAACAGGGTTTTGGTCGAGCACAGGCCGCTTTGTCGCCGTATGCGACTGCTGGCAATAAGTCGCTTGATCTGCTGATGTCCTATTTGACTGGCAATGCGGCGCAGCAAGCTGGCGTTGGTGGTGGTGGTCCGAATTTGCTTTCGACTTTTGCGCCCACGCAGTCGCAGTTGGAAAGCACTCCGGGTTATCAGTGGGCTCGGCAGCAGGCGCTTGGCGGTATGGCGAATACCGGCGCGGCGCGTGGCATGGGTCTTTCCGGCAATGTCATTCAGGACATCGGAAAAACTGCTACGGGCCTTGCGTCTCAGACTTTTCAGGATCAACTTAAAAATTATATGCTGCAAAATCAGCAGGCTTACAACATGCTGTTCGGCCCAGCGCAGATGGGTATGGGCGCTGCTGGCGGAATTGCGAATGCCGCGATGGATGCTTCTCGTCTTATCGGCGGCGCAGCCACGGGCGCAGGTAATGCTTTTGGTGCTGGTATTATGGGCGCAGGCAATGCTCTTGCGGGCGGAACGCAGTCTATGTTCGGCGGTGCGGGTAAAATGCTCTCCACACCCGCACAGACTGCTTATTCGGCTGCGATGAATCCAATGTTTAATCAAGGCGTGAATTATGCAGGTATTCCAGAGTTGTTGAAATGGGGAACTGGAGGCGGCGGTCCCTTCCCTTCTACATATAACCCTATTGCATAATTTAAGGAGTCAAAAAGATGGCTGATGGTATTCCTTTTACTCAAGCTCCGGCTCCTCCGCGTTTTGCCGAGGAAAATCCTCTGCAGACAATGCAGCAGGCCCAAAGTATGGCTGTGCAGGGGCAGGCCATGCAACAGCAGCAGCTTGTCAATGCTGCTAAAATGGCTGTGGGTCAGCATATGCAAGCGCATATTGATCCGGCTACAGGCAGATTGGATAACTATAACTTTATAGCAAGTGTTGCCAAAGACCCTCGCGCCGCTTTGGCTGTCGGCGACGTTTACCATATGCTTTTGGAAAACGGGGAAATCGACGCAAGAACTGCAGGGCAGCGTTTGTCGAACGAAAAAGCTAAACTTGACATCATGGGCAATTCTGCTGCGCCGTATATTCAAAAAATGGCCGAAGGAAAAACGACAACAGATGCAGATATTGCAGGATATGTCGGCACTTTAGTTGCTAATAAAGTTTTCGATAATGAAAAAGATGCGATGGTGATGTTGCAAGGATTAACAGGTAGTCCTGTTGGCACTAAAAACAATCGTGACGCTCTTTTCAGAATGTTAGGGCAATATAACACAACTGCTCAAGCGACACTTACGAACACGATGCAGTCGATGGAAAAACGCTACGAGCAGGTTACTGGCATCACACCGGAAGGCGTTCCTTATTCCATTCCAAAGGCTCGGGTCCCAGGAATGTTGCCTCCGGGTCCGGGTGTGGAAGGGGGAGCCCTTCTGCCCGAAGAAACAGCAGAAAGAGGAACGTCGGCTCCTCGTTCCGAACTTCCTGCTGGGCAGGAGGAGTCACCCTCGGCTCCTCCTGCCACCACTGGTGTTCCTCGCGGCGCTATTCAAACTGGAATGGCCCCGATGGAAGCTGCTCGGCAAAAGCCCTATCTTGAATATAAAGAGGGTAAAGGCTGGATGAACGAAGCGGAGAAAGACTCTGCTCGTAATGCTTCTCTGGCTTACAGTCTGGAAACAAAACTTAAAAATGAAGAAGAATTGTTTTCGACGTTCAAGCAGGGTCCGACTCGTGATATGAAAATGCAACTTGCTAATTTTGCAAGTGGTGTGTTACCGGGCGGTGCAGAAAATCCATTAGTGCGCGCTCTTGTGGATGCGCCAAATTCTACTATAGCCTTGTCAGCGGCAGCAGCACTTCGCAAAGAACTGGCTAAAGACACGTTTGAACAACTTAAACAAGCTATTGGGGGTCAAGGTCGCTTTACGAACTTTGAACTCGACACCATGCTTAAAGCTAACTACGGCTTGGACACTCCCACACCTGCGATTGAGCGCATGATGAATGATATGCGCCGTGTTGCACGTATCGCAAAAGTCGAAGCTGCAGCGTTGGAACAGTATCGCAAAGTCAGTCTTTCCCATCCGACCCATGACGACTCCTTCAGCCAGAGTTTCTTTACGAATAAACTTCGTAATAAACTGGTGGAAAAAGGATTGTATAAAGAAGGTCAGATTAAATTGACGAAAGATGGTGAAGTGGTGCTGCCGAGTCCGGAGGGTAAATAATGGTTGACATGCCTGTTGATCGCAGAGCATTTGCCTCTGCTTACGATCCAAGAGTCGTGGCTGGTAAAATTCAGCAGTATGCGACTGAAATTGGCGTCGATCCTGAAATTGCTCTGCGAGTTGCCAAAAGCGAAGGACTCTACGGATATACTGGAGATCAAGGATCGTCTTTCGGGCCTTTTCAGTTGCATTATGGAAATGTAGCTGGTGGCGGGAACAAGGTCGGCGGCCTTGGAGACACGTTTACGCAAGTTACGGGTTTAGATGCTCGTGATCCGCGAACTGTCGATGCGCAGATACAGTTTGCTTTGAATGAAGCGAAAATTCATGGATGGGGCGCGTGGCACGGATGGAAAGGTGATCCGCGAGCGGGTTTGCCTGGAGGTCCACAAGGAGAAGCTGCGCCCATGCAGGCTCGACCTGTGCAGCCTATTTTGTATTCTGCGCCAGTAAATCAATATGCTTCTGCAGGCATGATGAATGATGCGATGCCTTTGCAAACTGCTTCGTTCCAACCTGCGGCACAGCCTGCTGCGCAGATGACGCATGACAATTTTTTGGATGACGCATTTTTGTCACCCCAGCCGATTGCCACGCAGCGCTCTGCAGTGCAAGCACCCGTTACGCAAGCGCCGCAGCAAGCACCTGCGCAAGCACCTGCGGCTATTACACATGATAACTTTTTGAATGATGAACAGTTGTTTGGTGAGAAGCCTGCGGCACAGGCAGCACCTACCCAGCAACAACAGGGACAGGTTGTTGGCAAGCCCCCGGAAAATTGGGGAGTGGGTCGTTCGTTTTTGCGCGGCGCGTCGATGGGACTGTCAGAGCCCCTTGAAGTTGGTTTGTCTATGCTTCGCCATGGAACTCAAGGCTTGTCGCTCGGCGAAGCCTATCAGAAAGGCATGGAGAATATTGCTGCGTCTCGTGAACGGTATCGCGAAGAAGCGCCGATGACTTCTATATTGGCTGAAGGTTTGGGCTCGGCGGTTGGCGTTCCGGGTGCGACGGCGGCGCGTCTTGTCGGGACGGGTGTAAGGGGCTTACGCATGGCCGGAGCACCTCGCGCTGCTCAATTCTTGGCCGGTGAAGGCGGTATGCTTTCTCGCGGAACGCAAGCCGCTGCACAAGGCATGGCGTTGACGGGTGTGGAACAAGCCGCTGGTTTAACTCCTGAGCAAGATCGCGGTTTGGGCAACATTTTGATGGGCGGTGTTGGAGGTGTGGCAGGTCACGCTCTTGCCGCTCCATTAACTCGTGCAGTGCTACGCCCGTTTGAAGCCGCCATCGAACCCGAAATGAAAATCGTGGCGCAGGATGTGAATAGAAAGTTTGGACTTAACATCCGGCCTTCACAGTTAGCAGAAAAAAATCCCGATCTTAAAGCACTTGACGAAAGACTCGTGCCTTCAAGTGTGAAGACAAAACAGTTCATGGATTGGAATGCGGCTGTTGCAAATGATCTAAAACCTGGTCTTAAAACTTTGACCAAAGATACTGTCGATACGGAAGCCTCGAAGACTGGACAGGCTTTGGATAATCTTGTGGCTGGTAAAACGATGAATGTTCGGCCAGATTTGGCGAACGGTTTAATGTCAATTAAAAACTGGATTGCGAACGATACTTCAGCAAGTGATCCTGTGCGCAAAGAGTTTACAGATTTTGTCAGGAAGTTAAGTCAAGACATCCAATATGGCACAATTAAAGGTGAAAAATTCCGAAGAATGATCTCCCACAATGGATATATCAATAACACCTTCTTTGGAGCATCTAAATCTCAAGCCATGAAACGGGCCGGAGTGGAAATAAGAAACTTATTGATCGACTCATTCGAACTTGCAAATCCAGCAGATGCTGGAAAGTATCGAAAGTTGACTGAGCAGTATCGTAAATGGCTCGCGGTAAAACCGTTGGTAAGCGATTCTGGCGTGATTAACCCGCAAAAATTAGCAGCGCAAGTAACAAAACAGCGACTTGTTGGCGGGGATTTGGAAGATTTGGCGAGAGTTGGCAAGTATTTGCCAAAAGCTCCCCCGGCAGAAGGCCCTTCGCCTTTTGTCAAAGGTGCTGCTGAATTTGGAGTTCCCCATGCTGCGGCTGCGGCAGCACATGCCTTGGGCTTTCCTACGGTTGGGCTGGAATATGCGGCAAATATGTTGTCTGCGGGAAAACGAGCGCTGCAATTTCCAACACAACAAGCATTGATGGCTCCGTCATTAGCGGAGCAAGTATATCGTGGAGCGACTACGGCTCCCGAATATGCACGAAAAGCTGGCGGTTTCGCCACATTGGGCGGTGCGGAACTTTTATCTGGTTATGGAGCCCCGGAGGGAAGAAGATGAAAAAGGTAAGTGGAGCCCTTGCGGCCTTTTTGTATAGCACATCTGCACTCTGGGGTGCGACGTTGCTGCCGAACGGGCAACAGCAGTTCGTCGATGCGACGGGCAAGCCTTATGCTGCGGGCAAAGTGTATTTTTACAGCAATTATCCAACCTGCACGGTTCTGAAAAATACTTATCAGAATGAAGCTGGGACGCAGCTTAACACGAACCCGATTATTCTGGATGCGGCAGGACGTGCCACGATTT